TGTCCGCGCGGCTTGGCGGTGCTGCCTCTTGCGCGACGGCGGCAGTGCGTCTTTGGCTGCGGCGTCCTCGGGCTACTGGGTCGGTGCCGCGTACTGGGACGGCGGGGTCGGTGTGCCTGATCTCGCTGGGTAAAACGGGGTGAATTGTCCGGATACATCCGGGCAAGAGGGGCAGTCAGCCCCTCTTTGACGATATAACGATATAGAGATTTTGGGATGTATGGTGTCCACAGGCTGGCTTCTACGTCAATCCGGCAGCGTCCGGTGTCCGCGCGGCTTGGCGGTGCTGCAACTTGAACAACGGCGGCAATGCGTCTTTGGCTGCGGCGAACTCGAACAACTGGGTCGGTAACGCGAACTGGAACGGCGGGGTCGGTGTGCAACTGGTTCAAAAAAATCATCATTCATTGCATCATATATTCCACGCTTATGTGCGAAAATTTCTTGAAACCAGCATCACGGCGCTGCGTCCGCAGGAAAGGGCGGGTCCATCCGTGGCGGCAGGACAAGGAACCTGCTGGCGGCTAGTAGCATAGGCCGAAAGGCTGAACCCGAAAGCCGTTGAAGAACCAGATGATTTTTATATGAAAACTTATTGTAAACCGAAAGATGTTGACATTGAGGATACCAATTTCAACATGGAAGCGGTGCATTGTGCATTCGGAAATGGAAAGCTCCGGCGGCGGGATTTCAGAACGGTTTTGACAAAGACCGGGAAAATCTCGGAGCCGGAGCTGTTTTATGAGCGGAAAGAGCACAAGTGCCACAAGATCATTGATGCCATTGACGCGGTGGCTGAACAGGAAACGCAGAAGATTCGGGACGAATGCCTGAACCTGAAACCGGTCCGGCAGTTCAAACGCATTGACGGAATCAAGATGAAAGAGCGAAATCTCTGTCAGGAGTCGCCGGAACAGCAGGTGCATGAATACATCCTCGTTCATGCACTTCAACCGCTGTTCCGCGCAAAGTTCCTGCCGGCCCAATTCGGGAGCATCCCGGGAAAAGGACAAGTGGCTGGAACCAGACTGATCGAGCGGATCATCCGAAAGAGAATCCTCGGAAAACTGGATGCAGTAAAAGGTGACGTGCATCATGCGTACCCATCCACCACGACGCTCTGCGTCATAACGCTGCTGAAACGCGACGTCGGGAAAAACAAAAAGCTGATCTGGTATGCCGGGGCGGTGACAGAAAACTACCCGGACGGCGTTCTTCTGATCGGCGGATATTTCTCAACATGGGCATTCAACTACATTATGAGCTACGTCCTGCGCTATCTGATGTCTCTGGTGCAGGTGCGCCGGGGCAGCGGGTCTAAGCTGGTGCGGGAAATCGTGTGCTATGCAGATGATTTTGTGCTTATCGGGCACGCTTCGCAGCTCATGAAAGCAATGAAGAAAGCAACGAGGTGGGCAAAGTCTGCGCTGGGGCTTGAGATCAAACGGGCATGGCAGGAAGTGCGGTTTGCGTCTTTCGAGGAAGAAAAACAGGTGAAAGCCGCGCGGGCGGCGGGCAGCCATTACCGGACACCAGCGTTGGACATGATGGGATTTGCGGTACGCCGCACCTATACCATCGTCCGCAAAGGAGTATTCCGCAGAATCCGGCGGCAGTTGCTCCGCGCCGCTCGTGATCTCGCAACGCTTGGATTTGTTCCGCATTGGAGAGCATCCAAACTGACGGCTTACAATGGTTGGTTTACAAACAGCGACAGTACAAACCTTGAGGAAAAGTACGATGTCGAGAAAATCATGCGGGCGGCGCGATGGAGCGTTGCCCGCTGGTCTATGATCCAGAACAGGAGGAAAGCAGCATGAAAGAAATCTATTCGTTCCAGCCGGAAGCGGTCGAGGTGTTCCGCGTAGGTGACGATACCGACTTGATCCTGCGCAAGAACATCGAGAAGCAGCAGATGACCGACGATGAGGGTAAGACGTATACCGTTTACGCCTGCGATGAACGGCAGGTGCGCTACGCCGGGGTGCTGACCGCCGAAGAGGTCCAGAAGAACTTCGACAAGTGGTGGGACTATGCGCCGCCCACGCCCGTGCCCGTGCCGGAGAAAAAGAAGTTGGAAGACCGGGTGAAAGAGCTGGAAGCGCAGAGTACCACCATGGCAGACCAGCTCACCAGTACCCAGATGGCACTTTGCGATGTGTACGAACAGGTGTTGAGCGCAACCAGCACCGCCACAGAATGAGCACGGAGGTATGAACTATGAGCACTGACTACATGGCGACGGTCTATGCAGACCTGATCCGCAAGGGCAAGAAGACTCTGGCGCAGGTGCCGAAGAGCTTGCAGAAAAAGGTGAAAGCCCTGCTGGCGGAGGATAACAAGTGAGTATCCTTCGCGAGCTGATGCTTAAAATCTTGCTGAGAAAGGAGGTGGACGTGATGGCAGTTGTCTATGCTACCCTTATCATCAAGGGCAGGAAGACCATTGATCAGGTTCCGGCAATCATCCGGGATGAGGTCAAGCAGATTCTGAAGGACCTTGAGGTTGAGGTCTGAGGAAAGAGGCGGGGTGCGGCGGGAGCTGCACCCCATTTTATTTGAAAGGACGTGATCGTATGGCACTGAACGTATATTCCCTTGAACGGGACGGCGAAAAAAGCCTGTCTAAAAATTTCAAGGTGAGGGAGTTCCGCTGCAAGGATGGATCTGATCCAATCTTCATTGACAGCGAGTTGGTGGAAATTTTGCAGAAAGTCCGGGATCACTTCGGCTCGCCGGTGCACATCAACAGTGCATATCGGACTGCCGCTTACAATCTGAGCAAGAAGGTGGGCGGCGCAAAGTTCAGCCAGCACCAGTATGGCAAGGCAGCAGACATCTACATCCAAGGCATCCTCATCACGAAGCTGGCCGAGTATGTGGAGACGCTGATGCCCAACAAAGGCGGCATTGGTATCTATCCCATCAAGCCCGGTGTGCGGGACTGTGCCTTTGTCCATGTGGATGTCAGGGCGGCCAAGAGCCGCTGGAGAGGCTAATATAAAAAGACAGGAGGAAGCAACATGACTGAGATTCTGAAATCCTTTTTGATGATCTTCCCTGAATGGCTTGCAGCCATTCTTGTGATGGTTGGCGTGGTCGTTGCCGCGCTGGGTCTGGTCCGTCTGGGCTACGGTCTTTTCGTGGCGAAGACGGTGTACAAGTGGATCGTCAACGCAGAGGAGAAGTTCGGCACGGGTGCAGGCGCGGAGAAGAAAGCACACGTTATTGCGGTGCTGCGCGGCTACACCCCGGACTGGCTGGACTGGGCAATCAACGAGAAAACGCTGGACTGGATCGTGCAGTTTGTTTTCAACATGACCAAGAAAAGACTCGAAGAGTACATGGCAAAGAAATCCAAAGAAACCGCAACTGTGGCCCATTTCGGTAAGGTGGGGGAGGACAAGTGGAATGACTAATGAGGAGCTGGAACATCGCTTGACGGATGTTGAAAACAGAAGCAAGAGCAATACCCGCCGACTCGACGGCATGGAAAAGCTGACCGATGCGGTAAATGGCATGAACACCAACATCAAGCTGACAATCCAGCAACTCGAAACCACAAACAAGAACCTCGAAAATGTAACGGCTCAGAATAAAAAGCAGGACGACCGCCTGACCGCATTAGAAAAAGCCCCCGGAGCTTTCGGAAACAAGCTCTGGTGGGCTGTCATTGCGGCCTTTATCTCTGGCTTCGTAGCCTATGAGCTGGCTGCACTCCTGCACTGAAACTGAAATCCCCCGCTGGCAATCCGAAAGGAAAGCTGGCGGGGGATTTTTTGCGTGTATGGGAAAGTTTCCACAAATTCAACGGTGAAAATGTTGAGAAGTTGCCTAATTGAAAATAGCTGGGAAGTGGGTTATTATTGAAATGCGAAGAAATGCGAAAGAATGCGACACGAAAGGAGGTAAAACAGTGTGAGAACATTCCGGCATTTGACGTGGATAGACCGACTTCGGATTGAAAAATGGCTGAGGCAGGGACTAAAACCAAAGGACATTGCAGGAAAACTGAGAGTGCATATCTCGACGGTGTACAATGAACTGCGCCGGGGAGCATATGAAAAGTTGGACAGTGACACATGGGAGCTGGTGCAGGCGTACAGCCCGGACATTGCAGAGCAGAAATATCAAGCGCATTTAAGGGAAAAAGGCCCGGACTTGAAAATTGGTAAAGACCATGAGCTTGCCAATTATATTGAAACCACAATCCTTGATAAAGAATGTAGTCCGGCGGCGGTGCTTGGCTATGCAAAGCAGGAGGGCAGATGCTTTCAGACGAGCGTTTCCGTGCAAACGATATATCACTATATCCAGAAAGGCTTGTTTCTAAACCTGACTCAAAAAGAGCTGCCCCGGCACGGAAAGCGGAAACAGCCGTACAAAAAAGTCTGCAAAAAAGCGTCGGCCCGCGCACCAGCAGGAGAAAGCGTTGAGCAGCGTCCGCCGGAAGTCAACGACCGGGAAGAGTTCGGACATTGGGAGGGTGATACGGTGTATAGCGGCAAGGGAAAGGTTAAAACTACCTGCGCACTGTTCACGATGACAGAACGCAAAACCCGAAACGAGATTATTATAGGTGTGCCGAACCGGAAAGCAGAAACCATTGTGCGGGCAGTCGATGCACTGGAACGGAAACTGGGAGCAAGAAAGTTCCGCGCGATTTTCAAGAGCATCACGTTTGATAATGGAACGGAGTTTGCAGCGGCGGAGAGCTTGGAACGGTCGTGTATCAACAAGACCATTCCCCGAACGAGAGTCTATTACTGCCACCCCTATTCATCGTGGGAACGCGGTAGCAATGAACACGTTAATGGAATGATCCGGCGCAGGCATCCGAAAGGAACGGATTTCTCTAAGGTGTCCAAGGAAGAAATCGCGGCGACCGAGAAGTGGATCAATGAGTACCCACGGCGGATTTTTGGGTACAAGAGCAGCGCGATTATGTTCCAAGAGTGCTTAAACGAACTAGGCATCGCCATCTGAAAACAGGGCAGACCTGCACAAAAACGGGAGGCTGAGAGCGAAAATATGATGAATTGAATAGGCAAACGGGAAGCTGCAAGAAAAATAACGTCTTGGCGGCTTATTTGCGCTTATGCAAAATAAATAGAATTTTTGCAAAAATTTTGGAGAATTTAACGGTTGATTTTTCAGG